TGGAAACGCTTCTGAAACAATTTCTTCTGATTTAATTTCGGAAATAAAACTCAAACAAATACCAATTTTATTAAACGCATCAATTGATCAAAATTCATTTAGATCTTTAGAAAATTTATATATTTTAAATAATCAAACAAACATAAATTATAAATTTGATAGTTTTTATGCTAGAACAGAACTAAGCGATGGCGATTTTAATCAATTAACTTTTACTATAGGAGGAGTTAAAAGATTAAAAAGGTATTATGGTGATGAAAATATCAATGATGATACCGAATATAGCAATAGTCCATATGTTCTTATATCGCTACTAAGCGATGCTGCTGGCATGATGGCAAGAAGCTATTCCTATTTTCCTTGGCAAACTGCGGCTGGGTTTAGAAATGGTAAAGTTTTAAATCAAATTTTTACAAAAATAAATTTATCAAATATTAAATTTTCGGAAACTATAATTCCGCCAACACCAGTTGATATAACATTTAATTCTGGAACAGAACTTAACACTGCTCAAAATAGAGGAATAAATTGTATATTAAATGTATCTGGTCCAAATGGAAAAGAATATTTCTTATCCACTGATTTTTCCGGAAATACAGCTTCTTCAAATACGGTAAAACAAACCTTTACATATGCTAATACATATTCTTATATCGTAAGAAATAGTAAATCTATTTTGAACGAGTTCAGATTTGAATTAAATTCGCCAGAAAATAGAGAATTAATAACTGATAGATTAAATACTTTACTTGAAGATGTGCAGTTAAATGGTGGAATAGATTCTTATGGAGTTATTTGTAACGAATCAAATAATTCAGAAACAACAATAGCTCAAAATATCATAATTGTCGATATATCATTTAAACCTATACAAAGCCCATCAATAATAAGTCTTAATTTTACTATATAATAAAGAATTTGAGGTAATTCGATGGCAAATAAAATAGATGATTTCATCCAAGGTTTTAGAGGCGGTACTAGAAAAAATCGCTTTAGAGTAGAAGGAACTTTTCCTCAGGGTGTTGCTGGATCTAATGATAAATTACAATATCATGTTCTTTCTGCTTCTCTTCCAAACTCAACTCTTGGAATTGTAAATTTTCCATATAGAGGAAGATTAATTCCTTATGTTGGAGATAGAACTTATGAACCATGGGATGTTTTAGTATTAGATGATAGAGGTGCTGGCTTGTATAAGGCATTTCAGGCATGGAGCGAAAAGATTAATAATCAAGCGTCAAATGAACATGCATATGGAACTGATGATAGCTGGTTCCAAGGAGGTTCCGATGCTATTCAAAATAGTACTTGGAAAATAAACCAACTTGATTTAGGAGGAACAGCAATTAAAACTATTACTCTTAGATCTTGCTGGCCAGGATTTATTAGTCCACTTCAATTTAATATGGCCGATACTGGATTCAATTCGTTTGCTGTAAGATTAAATTATAACTACATTAGTATTTCAGGTGTAAACCCAGTTCAATAAACAATAATCATGTCAGTACAGAACTTTATTACAAATTTTAATGGTGGAACACGAAAAAATAGATTTCGTGTATTTTGTAATATTCCCGGATTTTCAATTCCATTTCTTCCAGGCGGTACTCCTGATACTACTCCAACTGCTGTACTGAGTGCTGCGCCAGGACAACCAAATCAAAGAGGGGGATTTGACGATTTTCACGTTTTAGCCGCAGCAATGCCTGCTTCAATTATAACTACTAATCCTATCGACTATCAGGGTAGAAAAATTCTATATCCAGGAGATAGAATTTATAGTGCTGATGGTTTTAATGTTTGGACTGTTACCATTCAAGATGATTTGAAAGGCATTGGTATACCATCAAACAATTTATGGTCTAAATTACATCAATGGTGTAATGGCATAAATTCTCACCCAAATAATATTGGAAACACAACAAGTGCATCAGAAGCAGATATAACTGTAGAACAATTAAATTTAAATGGAACTGCTGTATTAAAAAGATCTATTTTAAAAAGAGCATGGCCACAATCAGTTGGTCAAATAGACATGGAAATGCAGGCTAGAGATCAGTATAACTCTTTTGATGTAACATTCTGTTTTAAATTTGTCGAATATCAAAGTTTAGCTTAAAGGATAAAAAATGTCAATTCAAGATTTTATTGATAATTTCAAAGGCGGAACAAGAAAAAATAGATTTAGAGTTAAATTAACTGGTGATCCTAACCAAACTGGTGATCTTGTCGATGATTTTCATATTCAAGCAGCAGCAATGCCTGCTTCAATTATAACTACTAATCCTATCGACTATCAGGGTAGAAAAATTCTATATCCAGGAGATAGAATTTATAGTGCTGATGGTTTTAATGTTTGGACTATGACTGTATTGGATGATATTGGAAATGACAATCTTTGGAAAAAATTTCATGAATGGAGTAATTTAATTAATGGTCATGATACAAATACCGGTGATACAGTAGACATTACTGATGCTCAAATAGTAGTAGAACAATTAAATTTAAATGCAGCTGGGGCAAATGAAGGTGCAATAAAAAGAGCTACATTATTTGGTTGTTGGCCGCAATCAGTTGGTCCAATTGAAATGGAAATGCAGGCTAGAGATCAATACAACTTTTTTGATGTAACAATTTGTTTTAAATATGTTAAGTATGAAGATCTTGAAGGTGGTCCAGATAGTCCTGATCCAGATGCTCCTAGCTTATAATAAATCGACTATATACTTGACAAGGATTTTATATAATGGCTTATAAACTATTTGGTTTTACTGTTAGATCTAAAGACGAAGAAGACAAGTTATCTCTTCAAAATTTTGCCACTCCAGAAGAATTTGATGGAGCATATACAGTTGAAGGTGCTGGTGTATATGGAACTTTTATTGACTTTATGGGTTCGCTTAAAGACGAACAAGCACTCATGGCTCAATATAGAGCAATGTCTTTATTTCCAGAAGTAGATACAGCCATAGATGAAATAACAAACGAATCTATAGTAACAGGTAATGATAGAAAACCAGTAAAATTAGATTTATCTAAAATTACATTTTCAGATAATATTAAAAGCAAAATCTATACAGAATTTGATAATATTCTAAAACTTCTTGATTTTCAAGATAAAGGATATGAAATTTTTAGAAGATGGTATGTAGATTCTAAACTTTATTATTATATTTCAATTGATTCTGAAAATCCATCTGAAGGTATTAAACAATTAATTCCTCTTGATGCAACTAAAGTTAAAAAAGTAAGAAAAGTAAAAACAAAAAATAGCAAACAAGATGGTGCTAATATTTCTTTAATAAAAGATATTGAAGAATATTTCGTATATACAAATACAGATAAAAATTCTGTAATTGGAACGCCGACATCTGGTCTTAAGATTTCTTCAGACTCTATAGCATATTGCCATTCAGGTATGGTAGATATGAACTCAAAAAGAGTTGTTGGTTATCTTCATAAGGCCATTAGACCTCTTAACATGTTGCGCCAGATCGAAGATTCGATTGTGGTATATCGCATATCCCGCGCTCCTGAGCGTCGTATTTTTTATATCGATGTTGGTAACTTACCAAAGCAAAAAGCAGAACAATATGTTCGTGAGCTTATGAACAAATATCGTAATCGCATGATTTATAATCAGACAACTGGAGAAATCAAAGACGATAGAAATCAGATGGCTATGACTGAGGATTACTGGCTACCTCGCCGCGAAGGTGGTAGAGGAACAGAAATCTCAACCCTGGATGGGGGACAGAATCTAGGTGAATTGACTGATGTTGAGTATTTCAAGAGAAAGCTATATTACGCTTTGAATATTCCACCTTCACGATTGGTGGGAGAAAATGGCTTCAATCTAGGAAGATCGGCTGAAATTACGAGAGATGAAGTTAAATTCTATAAATTTATTGAAAGATTGCGTAATAAGTTTGCTCAAGTATTCATGCAATTGCTTAGAGTTCAATTGGTTCTTAAGGGGATCATAACTCAGAATGACTGGGAAGAAATTAATTATGCTATTAACTTTTCATTCAATAAGGATTCGTATTTTACCGATCTGAAGGATGCAGAAATTTTATCAGCAAGAATGGAATTGGCAGCTCAGATGGAACCATTGATAGGTAAATATTTCTCTTCTATGTACATTAAGAAGAATATTTTGAAGCAAAGTGATGAAGAAATAGAACAATTAAACCGCGAAATGGCTGTCGATATAGCAAAACAACAACAAGAACAATTAGCACAAATGCAAATGGCACAGGAACAGCCAGAATAATAAAAATATAAATACTAGAGGAAAAAACTATGAAAGCAAAAACAATTATCCATTCAATTCTTGAAGAGAATGCAATCAAAGCAAAAAAGGCAATTGCTGAAGATTTAGCTATTAAACTAGGTCAAAGACTAGCCGAAGAGTATGTAAAGGTTGCCAGAACAACCTTCAATGAAGCAGATAATAATTTAGCAAATAATTATCCTCCATTCGATAAAGTAACTAGAGGCGATATTATTGCTGCTGGTAAAGACGAAGAACAAGATGGAGAGGTAGAGGGCGAAGAAGAAATGGAAGATGAAGATGAGGACGAGGATGAAGACGAAGAAGGCGAAGAATGAAATTAATTACCGAAACAGTAGAAGAAGTAGCATACCTAACTGAAAACAAAGACGGTGAAAAGCAATATTTCATTGAAGGCGTTTTCATGCAGGCAGAACAAAAAAATAAAAATGGCAGAGTTTATCCAAAGCAAATTCT